CACAGCAACAAGAGGAAACACTTGGACGTGCACTTGTATTCCCTCCATCGGACACGGCGAGCCCAGTGATCCCGACATCGGCGAGTCGTGCGAACAAGTTTCTCGCGTTCGATGCCAGTGGTAACGCGACAATCGCCGAGGCCACCACCCCCGGCAGCGTGACGTTCAGTGTGCTCGGTGAAACTCTTGTCGGTCGCGCCACTGAGGCGCTGATGCGTGGTGATCTGGTAGCCGCAAAGTCAGGTGCAAACACAGACATTACCTCGCTGAGTGCTCCGGCTCTCGGTGCTGCTACAGCGACCACTCAGACAGTAAACACGAACAACACTACCGTTGCTACTACCGCTTTTGTGATAGGGCAAGCCGCAAATAGCGCGCCAGGTGCGATAGGTAGCGCAGTAATAGGCACGTCTGCGAGATACGCCCGCGAGGATCACGGTCACGCGACACCCTTACCCCCATTTACCCAAGTGTCAATGTCTGGAACATTCCAGACTGTGGTTGCCTCAATCCCATCAGGCGTTAACGTACTGGAACTCGCCCTAGTCAATGTCGGGACAAGCGGGTCAAGCAACTACTTTTTTCAACTAGGTACTGCCTTTGGTGCTCTAGTCACTACAGGGTATACGTCCGGCGCATCCGGCAACGGTGGAAGCGCAAACTCCACGAGTGGTTTTGTGCTGACGGGTGCTGTGACATCCTCGTCAGTCGTTTCTGGCCTTGTTCGATGCGTCCGAGCCGGTGGCAATCAATGGGTGATGTCATTTTCTGGTGGGTACAGCAACGTCACTGCTGCGGTTACGGCAGGTGGAACAGTCGCCTTGGGCAACACCCTTGACCGTTTCGCATTTTTCACTGTCAGTGGTGCAGACTCATTCGATGCGGGCGCTCTGCTTGCTTACAGGTGGTACTGATGGACTGCTCCCTCCATGTCCACCTAGTAGCGCTCCACGATGCGCCAGGGTACGAATACCGCACACCTGGCCTCGGGGTCATGTGCCAAGACGGTGATTGGTCAGCCTTGCTTGGCACGTACCGAAACAGCATCGCAAAGCGCAGCAATTACGCTGGCCTCGCTTGGCAACCGTGGCGAGTTGGTCAGGTGCGTACCGGTCTGTACGCTGGTGCTGCCACTGGCTACCCTGCGGCAAAGGTCGTGCCCGTCGCTGGCGCTGTGCTGTCTTACTCGCTGACTCAGCGCAGCCAGGTACACACCCTCGTGATTCCTAAAACATCCCTCAACCCGGCAACCCTTGCCGTTTCTTACTCGGTGAAATTCAGATGAGCGACCACACGACGAACCAAGTAGTCACCACCACTCAAAAAATCGCAGCCGTAGTCGGTGGCGCAGGTATGGGCTTGAGCATCGCCGATGTGACGGCATGGCTCCAACTGATCGGCGCAGCTACCGGCGCGATCGTCGGCATCTGGATGGTGGCCGATAAAGTCATCGGGTTGTTCAAAAGTCGCAGGGGTAGACGATGAGAGTTCACCCCCGATTTCTAGCCCTCGGCGCTGCAACTCTCGTGGCGCTGGCCGCGCATGAGGGATTCAGCGACCGCGCCTACATCCCTGTGCCCGGTGACGTGCCCACCATCGGATTCGGCACGACTGAGAACGTCAAGCTAGGCGACAAGATCACCCCGATCAAGGCACTGGAGCGGGCACTCACCGATGTGCAGAAGTTTGAGGGTGCGCTGAAAAAGTGCGTCACCGTACCGCTGCACCAGTATGAATATGACGCATATCTCAGCCTAACCTATAACATCGGCGCTGGTGCATTCTGTGGTTCCACGCTGGTGCGCAAGCTGAACGCTGGCGACTATCCCGGTGCATGTGCTGAGATTCTGCGATGGGATCGGTTCAAAGGTCAGCCGCTGCGAGGGCTCACGATTCGGCGCGAGAAGGAATACAAGCAATGTACGCAAGGCTCGTGATCGGTGCGGTTTTTGTGGCACTGATGGCCGCTGGCCTATGGAAAGTGCATCACCTCGGCATTGTCAAAGGCCGCGCACAGGTGCATGCCGAGTGGGACAGGGAAAAGCTCCGAGCAATCGAGAAGCGCGAAGTCAACCGCGACACCGCCCGCAAGGCTGAGATTCGCTACGTTGACCGCGAGATAGTCCGAACCGAGTACCTGACCGCCACCAAAGAGGAGATGCGCCATGAAACTACGAATCTTGAGTCTTGTCGTCTTGACGCTGGTGACATCAGCGTGCTCAACAAAGCAGCCGGTGCCGCCCGCCAAGATTGACCCACCGCCCGTCGCGCTGGTCACACCCTGCCTGCCCCCTCGGGACTTGCCCAGCGAGGCTACAGCGCGTGATCTGGCTGCTTGGGCTGTCGAGTGGATCGGGAGCTATGGGTGCGCTGAGAGTAAGCGCAAGGCTCTGGTGGAAAGCTGGCCAAAATAATCACATCCCCCGCATCACGCGATACTCCTTGATCGCGTTTCTGAGACTCTGCTGCGTGTCTGCCTTGCTCTCCAGCGCGAGTGCTTGAGCCTGATCCAGCGTGTCGCGCATCATGATCCTGTGGCAGATCACCGGCACACCCTGACCCTGGCGGCGCAGCCGTGCGTTCATCTGCTCGTACAAATCCAGCGACCATGTGATGCCGAACCACACGACTATGTGCCCGCGCTTCTGTAGGCCATCGACACCATGACCCATTGAGTTGTGTGAAATGAACATTTCACCCTCGTTATTGCGAATCACGAATCTATGGCGGGGGCCACAGTTCACGAGGTCGTAGACATGCGCTTTTCTCTCCGAAGGATGTCCACGGGTCGCTGACTCTTGCCGTAATTCGACATCTTGCACGACTCGACCGCTTCGTCTGCTGTCATCCCCCTGCCGAGTCGCATCACGATCATCATTTTGGAAAACCCGCTGCGTCTGCACAGTTCCGCAAGATGCATCGTTTCTCCCATATAGGTCAGCACCCTGTTGTTGCGCTTGTTGGCTTGTTGCTCCATGTTGGTAGCCCACCGACAGTTCGCTTTGCTGTACGGCTTGTTCACGTCGATTCTCTCGATTGTCAGGTCGTCCCTGTAACTCGCGCCCATGTCCGCGTGAAACGATTGGAACTGCTCCCATTCTGGACACATCGTGATCCCCCGACCCCCGTAGTTCCGATCGGTCATATCCTTGGCTCTCCACTTCAATCCCTGCCAGATGCTCCATATTCGAGTGTGGGTCATGTGATGGAATGTGGTATTGATACAAGTGACGCAATGTGCCTGCCCTTTGCGATTCGCCTTGATTGCATTCTGACGAATCATCTGGTGCTCCGCCCCACAGACTTCGCATGTCACCCTGACTATCGGGTGGCGCTTTCCATTGGAATAGTGCCTGTGATCGACTGTCTCGTTTATCTTGAACATCCTTAGCCTCTTTCCACTTACCCTGAATGAGTAACTTGTGATTAGGGGTCATCGTGATACCAAACAGATCGATGACATCCGTGTAGCCCGAATACTGACAACCATTATGACTGACAAACTCGACACCATCGAACACCCGATCATCTAACCCCACATCAACAATCCTAACCCATCCTCTCCGTTCAGTCAACACTTGAGTCTCAGGGTGGAGACAAGCGGGGTGCCCGATCATGAGGCGCAGTGAGCCGTTTGCCCACCGAGCCATCGCATCGTTCAAAGCCCCCTCGCTCTTACACTCAGTAAGGTTCACAGGGTTCAGGTGAGCAAAGCGACGCATGATGCGCTCGGCATCCGATCGGTATGCATAGGAGCACAGGATCGGCTGGCCGTTGGCTTCCTCGATCAGTTCCTCCAGCGCATCGAGCTTAAGGTCATGCACCGGCTCCCACAGCGGCATCCCTGTAATCGGATACACCGCACCGTTGGCGAACTGGAGGCAGACGTTCGTGAGGCTGGCTTGATTGAATACCTCCTTCGTCTTGCCGTTGTCGAGTTGAAGGAAAAAGTCTCGCTCCATCGCGTCATACTTGGATCGCAGGTGCTCGGGCATCTCGACTTCGATGTCGTTGACAATCAGGTCAGGGAGTGGGTTGTAGTCCTCGGCGCTCATCTCTAGTACGATGTCACCGATCAACTGCTTGATGCGATCCTCCGTGTCCTTGTACGGGATGACCTTGCGTGACACCTCAGCGGGTTTCCTGTACCACTCGGTCATAAACTTGGTCTTGCTGGTTCCCAAGCGCTGACCACGATCCACCACGAGGAACTGACCGTGCAGATCCTGATAACCGTTGGAGGCGGGAGTACCTGTGAGTCCAGTGATCCATGAGAAGTGATCCAGTATCTTCATGATCGACTTGACCCGCTGAGTCGTGCTGTTCTTGCACTTACTGATCTCGTCCCACACGAGTCCGTTAAACGGGGGCTGACGACCCTTGCTCACGTAATAGGTTTGCAGCGTTTCGGCGAGCCAGCCAAGGTTCTCGTAATTGATGAGCCACACATCAGCGGGTCGCAAGAGAGCGCGGGTGCGCTGATCCTTCGTGCCTGTGAGCATACCGAAGCGGAGATCTTTGGTGTGACTCCACTTCGCAGCCTCTTGCCTCCACACAAGGCGGCACACGCGGATCGGCGCTACGATGACCACACCACGCAGGAACCCGCTGGCCAGTAGGTGCGAGAGGCTGGTGAGTGTGATGGCGGTCTTACCGAGCCCCATGTCCAGCCAGAGCATCGAGGCGGGGTGTATGCATTGGAATTGAACGGCTTTCTGTTGGTAGCCGTGTAACTGGTGCGGAGTTAGGAGTTTCACGGCCGGCACTCCATGTAAGCATGAATCACTTGTGCCGCGACTTGCGGGACAATAGCATTGCCATAGGCGCGCAGTCGTCCCACTCGGTTGGATACCCCATGAGCCAGCGGGAATGTGCCGGGTTCAACTGGCCGCCACTTACCGTCTCGGCAGTACACCCAGTCGCAGGCAGACCAGTGGGAATCTGATCCTTGATGTTGGCGCACCCCGCCACTGACTTCGCCCGCGCCAGTTGTTCGTCCGATCGGATGGGTAGTGTGTCCATACAAGCGGGGGTCGCCCATGACGCTAACTTGTGAGTCTGCGTTCTCAGCGATGCCCCCTGACCCCCACCGTGGGTTCCCTCCTTGTCGGCCGCGTTCGGAGTCGCCCAACTCGCTAACGATTCTGATACCTTCGCTAGTGATGGTGAATACTCCCCCTTGCCTTCCGTGTGATAATCGCGCGCTTTCGCTGTCGGCCACGAACCAGAGGCGCTGTCTGATGTGCGGTGCCCCGACGCTCGCAGCAGGGACACCGACTGCCCCGAAGGCGTATCCTTCACCCTCCATGTCATCTTGAACAAGGTCGAGCCAGCCGTGCTTAATCGCTGCGTCAACCTGCTCACCAAAGACTGTTTTAGGTCGCTGTGCCCGTATAAGATGGAACCAATGCGGCCATAGGTGCCGCTCGTCAGCAACCCCCGCTCCTTGGCCTGCAACGCTGAAAGGCTGACAGGGGCAGCTGCCTGTCCAGACGGGTCGGTCGTCACCCCACCCGGCGAGTCGGAGGGCAAGGCTCCAGCCTCCGATCCCTGCGAAAAAGTGACACTGGGTGTAGCCAACCAAGTCGGCAGGTTTAACTTCTGAAATTGATCGTTCATCGACATCTCCTGGTGCAATGTGTCCCGCTGCAATGAGGTTTCTCAACCACTGCGCGGCGTATTTGTCAAACTCGTTGTAGTAGGCGCTCATGCGTCCCCCATCTCTGCGAACACGCGATCCGCTGCCTCTACTGAATCGACCACCTCGACCACGAACCCGAGGGAGCGCAGGCGCTCATGCTCGCGGTGCTGACCCGCTGTGGGCTTGGCACCCGTGCGCTTGAACTCGACGAACCTGAAATACTTTGCGACCACAGGGCGCAGCCACTCAGGGATCGGTGCGAGTAGGATGTCATCGGGTACGAACGCATGACCCGGTGACGTGAACTTCATGAGTCGCTTGCCCGCAGCTTCGGCGCGTTTGCGGGAGCGCGATTCGATGTCACGTTCTAATTGTGGGTGGCTGGTCATACGAACAACCCCTCCAAGTTATCCCACCCCGCTTTCTCAGCCATCTCCAGCGAAGCGCGAACCCGCGCAGCCCATGTTTCACTCGGGCACACCGCGACGATCTTTTCGTCATACGCAACAGAGGGGCGCGGGTCGGTCTTGGAATGGCGAATCACCATCCACTCATTCGGTCTGCCACGGCGACCGATTGTGTATTGAATTAGAGGGTCGTTCATTTCAGCACCAGTGACAAGATAAGGCACAACCATGGGAGCGAGGTGCCCAGTGCGATTGCGCCAAATACAAAAACCCATACAAGATCAGAGTTCATAATCATGCAAGCCCGTTCACGAGCTTCTCCACTTCGCTGATGTAGTATTCAAAGTCCACCGGTAACCGACCCGCATCTCGCAGGTCGTTGCACACATGGACACCCCATCCGCTTTCAACACCGATCCGGCGGCTCTCGACTTTACCCTTGAGCGGCGGCATCCACTTAAAGAGACGACCCCCATCCTTCGCCACGTAGTAGCGCGTGGTGTTCTGTAGCGCGTACTCCTGACCCCCCGACTCGATGACCAGCCGACTCGTGCGGGGCACCTTGACGCGGATCATGAAGTCGAGCATCTCTGGCCACTGCTCCACCGTCTCGCGGATCGGTAGCCCTTTGAGTAACACTTGCTCGGCGACCTTGGGCACCACGAGAGCGCTGTGATCCTGGTGCCACTCGCGTTTCCACTGGTACGCACCCTTGCGCTTCACCGAGCCGTCAACCTTCTCAGCAATGTAGCTGTTGACATCTCGAATAAACATGCGCGAGTAGTCGGCGTACTCCATGCGCAGCTTCGTGATACCCTCCCACCACTGCACCACCTGAGTCAGTGATTCGCGGTGTCGCTTGGGCACCTTGACCGTGAGACCATCGGTGTTCATTTGAATGATCCGCAGACTTTCAATCTTGAGCAGGTTCTCGGCCAACAAACACAACAGAAGCTGACCATTAAGGGTAATCTGCATCGTCATCAGCGGATCGTAGA